CGGACGGCTCCGTGCTGGCGGTCGGCACGCTGGAGGTGGCGTTTGCCGGGTAAGCCGCCGCGGCCCTGCCCGACCCTCGGCTGCCACGGCCTCTGGGACGGACGCCGGTGCACGGTCTGCGGCGCAAAAGCATCGCGGGCACTGGCCGCTGCGCAACGCACGGACAGGCCACGCTGGTATGCGGTGGCGAGACGCTGGTATACGTCCGCCCGCTGGCTCCGGGCACGCCGGGCGCTGCTGGCCCGCGAACCGGTCTGCCGCCAATGTGCGGCGCATGGCGAGACGAGCGCGGCCGAGGTGGTGGACCACATCACCCCGCACCGCGGCGATTACACCCTGTTTTGGGACCCCGAAAACTGGCAACCCCTGTGCAAACCCTGTCACGATTGCAAGACCGCCCTGGAGGTCCACGGCCCCCAAGTCCTTACCCCGCCCCATCTTGCCCCGGGGTAGGGGGTCCATTTTCCTCGCCGCCCCGCGCCTCGGACCGTGGCCCAAAGCGTTGTCTTTCTCGGCGGGTTTTGGGTGGGGGGGTTATAGGATGGGGGGTAAGCAAAGATGGGTAAGCGCGGACCAAAGCCAACACCCAGCGCGACGCGAAAACTGCGGGGCACCTACCGTGCGGACCGACGGCGGGGCGAACCGGTTGCCGCCGCCGGCGCGCGGGTGCCGGCCTGGCTGGATGATCGGTCGCGGAAATACTGGCATCAGATTTCGCCCCTGCTGGAGGATGCCGGCGTGCTGACCGTGCTGGACCAGGTGGCCCTGGGTCTGCTCTGCAAGGCGATCACGGATTACCTGCTGGCCTGCGAGATCGTCGAGGCGGCGGCCGGCCAGGTCAAGGAGGACGACCGGGGCAATCTCATGCCCGCCATGCGGTTCGTGACGGTCACCGACAAGGGCAACCTGATCCAGCACCCGGGGGTGGGAGTGATGAACCGGGCCTGGGAGCGCGTGGTCAAGCTGCTGCGGGAGTTCGGCATGACGCCCTCGGCCCGGGCCTCGATCCACGTGGACGGGGCCGAGCCCGAGGACCAACTGCTATCCATGATTCGCGAGCACTATGCCGCACCAAAAAAATAACCCGACGCGGGCCCGGCCCGAGGTGGATCCACGGCTAGACGCCTACGTCGACGGCGTGGTGCAGGGCACGATCGTCGTGGGCCGGCTCACCCGCCTGGCCATCCAGCGGTTCCTGGCGGATCTCGCGCGGGCCGAGGATGCCAATTGGGGATACCATTTCGATCGCGACGAGGCCCGCTTTGCGATTGCCTTCGTCGAGTGCCTCCGCCATTCGACCGGCGAATGGGCCGGGCAGCAGCTCGTGCTCAGCCCGTGGCAGGTCTTTATCGCGGCGATGCTATTCGGCTGGAAGAAGACCGACGGCAGCCGGCGATTCCGCATCGCCTATATCGAAGTGGGCCGCAAGAACGGAAAGTCCACGTTCGCCTCGGCGATCGGGCTGAAGTTGTTCGTTGCCGACGGCGAGCAGGGCGCGCAGGTCTACACGTGTGCCACGAAGTTGGCGCAGGCGAAAATCGTCCACGAAGAGAGCAAGCGGATGGTCCGCAGGTGCCCGGCGCTGCGGAAGATCGTGGATATCTGCCGCGACTGCCTTTCGATCCTTGCGACCAACAGCATCTACAAACCGCTGGGCAAAGACGGGGGAACCGAGGACGGGCTCTCCGTAAGCGGTGCGATCGTCGACGAGCTGCACGCGCATCCCAACCGCGAGCTGTTCGACGTGATCGACACGGCCACGGGCGCGCGGCGCAATCCGTTGATCCTGCTCATCACCACGGCTGGCGATGGCAACGAGCGCGAGGGGATCTGCTGGGAACTGAGAACCTACACGATCAAGGTCCTGGAAGGCATCGTCGCGGACGAGACCTGGTTCGGCGTGATCTATGCCCTGGATGAGGCCACGTTCGACGGGGAGGGCGACGCCCTCCTGCCGGAGGACGATTGGACCGACGAGCGGGTCTGGCCCAAGGCCAATCCCAACCTGGGCGTCTCGGTGAAGCTGGACGACCTCCAGCGCAAGGCGGCCCGGGCCGTCGAGACGCCGGCGGCGCAGGTCAACTTCCGCCGCAAGCACTTGAACCAGTGGCTCGGGTCGCTCAAGAGCTGGCTGCCGCCGGCACTCTGGCAGGCCAATAGCGGGGCGGAGGCCTGGTACGGCCGCGAGGGCCTGCTGCCGGAGATCCGCGATCGCTACCGCGGCCGGCCCTGCTGGGTCGGCATGGACCTGGCCAGCGTCGAGGACCTGACCGGCGCCGTGTTCGTCTTCAAGAGCGATGACGGTTATCTCGACCTGTTCCCGTTTTGCTGGTGTCCGAAGGAATCGGCCCTGCGGCGGGCCCAGAATAAGCGGGCGCCCTACCTGATCTGGGAGCGGCAGCGTCAGATCTTCTTGACCGACGGCGACTCGGTCGATTACGACGCCATCCGGGCCCTTTTACGCGAGGCCCGCGACGCCTGGGGCTGGGATGTGGCGGAGATCGCCTGCGACCCCTGGAACGCCCGGCAGATCCTCACGAAGCTGCATGACGACGACGACTTCCGCGTTTTCGAGCATCGCCAGGGGTTCGTCAGCATGAATGACCCCATGAAGCAAACCCAGAAGGCCCTCCTGGACCGCAAGATCCGCCACGGTGGCCACCAGGCCCTGGCCTGGTGCGTCTCCAACGTGGTCACCGAGAGCGATCACGCTGGCAACCTCAAGATGAACAAAGAGAAGTCGGCCGAGAAGATCGACCTGGCCTGCGCCGCGGTGATGGGCATCGGCCGGGCCCTGCTGGACGACGGGCCGTCCGACTCCCAACTGATCGTCGTGTAGCGGGACTCGTGAGAGTTCCGCGGCCCACGTAGCGGGATTCGCGAGAATTCCGCCCATTTCGGAACTCTCACGAGTTCCGCCACGAACATTTCCCGAGAAACGAACGATGAACCGACCGACAAAACACCGCCTCTTTCTGGCGTCCCTCGGCATCCTGGCCGACCTGGCGATCGCCGGCGGCCTGCTGATGCTGATCGGCGGCCTGGCCATGATCTATGTACCGCTGGCCGTCACCGCCGCCGGGGCCTCGGTGGTCCTGCTGGGCGTGCTGGTGGAACGCACCCGGCAGCGGGCCGATCGGCGGAAGAGAATCTTAGATGGAGAGGACGACCGTGGGAATCGCTAACGAGCTCGTGAATCTCTTCGCCCGCCGGTCGATCGAGAACCCGTCGACGCCGCTGTCCGACCCCGACGCCTGGCTCTTGGACCTGGCCGGCGGCATGTCCAGCTCGGGCATGCGGATCAACCGCCAGACGATGATGAGCTACGCCGCCATCTGGCGGTGCATGAACCTGATCGCCGGCTACGTGGGCCGCACGCCCTGCAACGTGATGGAGAACCTCGAAGGCGGCGGCCAGTCGATCGACCGCTTCCACGTGGCCCAGAAGCTCGTCCGCCGCAAGCCCAACCCCTACATGACGCAGCTTACGGCCCGCGTCACGATGCAGGCCCACGTGCTGGCCCACGGCAACTGCTACGGCTACATCTTCCGCGACGGCTCCGGCCGGCCCACGGAGATCCTGCCGCTTTTGCCCACCGAAACCTATCCCATGCGGGTCAACGGCGTGCTGAAATACGTCACCACGATCCACATGAACGATGACAAGAATGAGTGCGAGCAGCGCAAGCTGGACGCCTCGAACGTGCTGCACGTCAAGGGCCTGGGCTACGACGGCCTGGTCGGCTACAGCGTGATCGACCTGGCCCGCGATTCCTTCGGCCTGGGCATGGCGGCGTCGAAGTATCAATCGAAGTATTTTTCCAACAACGCCGAGCCGCGGGTCATCATCGAGCATCCGGCCGACATGAAGATCACTGCGCAGAACGAATTCCTGCGGCAGTGGAACGCCATGCACGCCGGCCTGGAGAATTCCCACAAAACCGCCATCCTGACCCAGGGCGCGAAGGTCAACCCCTTCTCGCTGCGGCCGAAGGACGGCGAGCTGATCTCCACCAGGTCGTTCGAGAATAAGGAGATCGCGTTGTGGTTCGGCGTGCCGCCCCACAAAGTGGGCGACGCGGGCAACGCCAGCTACAACTCCTTGGAGCAAGAGAATCAGTCGCTCCTGGACGAGACGCTGGATTTCTGGTTCACCGCCTGGGAGGAAGAGTATGACGACAAGCTCTTGACCGAGCAGGAGAAAACCAGCGGCATGCGTCAGTGCCTCTTCGATCGCCGGGCCCTGGTCCGCGCCAACCTGGCGGCCCGCGTCTCTTACTATCACTGGGGCCTGCAGGACGGCTGGCTGTCGCGCGACGAGGTCCGCCAGGACGACGGCCGCAACCCGATCCCCGATGGCGAGGGCAAGAAATTCCTCGTGGCGTTGAACATGGGCGAGGCCGGTGGCGGTAGCGGAACTGGTGACAGTTCCGCAACTGGGGAAGAAGATCCGCTGGCGAAAGAACAAAAGGCCCGCCGCGAGGCGAAAAAGAAGGCCGGCAAGAATCTCCGAACGACGCTGGGAGCCTTTTGCAGCGATGCGGGCCGCCGCGTCGTGACGCGCCTGGTGAACGAGGGCCGCCGGGCCGCCAAGCGGTCCCAGTCCCTGGCGTGGATTCAGAACGAAGAGAGCCGCGCCGCGATTACCGAAATGCTCGTCGGACCGGCCAGCCTCTCGGCCGCCGAGCGCGGCCTGGACGCCCATCAGCACCTCGTCGAAACGGTCGAGGCGATCTTCAGCTCGTTGCGCACTGCGTTGGAAGGCGCCGCCGATCCGTCCCAGGCCCTGGCCGCCTGGGAGTTCGCCGCCCCCGATTCGATCCGCGAGAAGTTGTACCCGTAGGTCCCGCCCGCCGGGCGGGACTGGGAGACGGGGGCGTAGCGGGACTCGTGAGAGTTCCGAGGAGCGACCCCCGGCGGTCCCCCCAACGGAACTCTCACGAGTTCCGCCACGTTGATTAACGTGGCTACACTAATTCCCGCGAAAGGAAGATCATGTCCACCCCGATCATCGAGCGCCGCCACCTCCGCCAGCCCGTCAAGCTCCAAGAGCGCGCAGGCGATCCCGACAAAAAGACCATCGTCGGCTACGCCTCGGTCTACTACGACGGCACTCCGGAGAGCGAGTATCAGCTCTGGGACCAGTGCTGCGAGCGGATCCTGCCCGGTACGTTCACCCGTGCGATCGCTGAAGACGACTGCCGAGGCCTCTTCAACCACGATCCCAACCAGGTCCTCGGGCGCACCAGCGCCAAGACCTGCCGCCTGTTCGACGACAGCAAGGGGCTGCGCTACGAGATCGACCCGCCCGACACGCAGGCCGGCCGAGACGTGATCACCCTGCTGGCCCGAGGGGACGTGAACGGCAGCTCCTTCAGTTTCCAGGTCACCGACCAGGCCTGGCGGACGGAAGACGGCATCGACATCCGCGAGATCCGCGGCGTGAAGCTCTACGACGTTTCCCCGGTGACGTTCCCTGCCTACGAGAGCACGACCGCCGGCGTCCGCGAGGACCTGCACGTCGCCGAGGCCCGCCAGGCCCACGAGGCGTGGAAGGCATCCCAGGACCTGGCGGCCCTTCAAGCCCGCCAGCGACGCGCCCGGGCGCTGCAGGTCGAGTTGGAACTCGACGATCGTTGCGACTGAAGGCAGCGGGACTCGTGAGAGTTCCGAGGCCGGAATCCTCACGGCCGGAATCCTCACGGATTCCGCTACAGCTTGCTCGTCTCTGCCCCCCGAAACCCCCTTTTCTTCAGGAGCTTGTATCGTGAAAGCCTGCCGTGTGATTCTCGGCCTCTCCCTTCTATTGCTGGCCGGCCAGGCCTTCGCCGGCGTCTACGACGAGCTGCAGGCCACGACCTGCAAGGTCCAATCGGGCGACGGCACGGGCACCGGCGTGCTGGTGACCCGCCAGGTCGGTCACGCCACGCGAACCTGGGTCTGGACGGCCGCCCACGTGGTCCAGGACCTCCGCCAGCCGGACGGCACTTTCCGCAATGCGACCGTCTCCCAGGAGTACCGCGACGGCGGACGGCAGATCGGCGGTTGCAAGATTGAAGCCAAGGTCGTCGCCTACAGCGATCCGGACA